AGAACTTTTTTATAGTTGACCCAGAGGTCAACTCTATCAGTCATCGGATGCTAGGGATGCAAAGTACGAGAGAGCATCATCATCTTCAACAACTGCTTCCTTCTTAACAGGAGCAGACATTTGCTGACGGAATGATGACTGTTCTGGTGCTGCTGCGACTGGTTCATACTCCTCACTGTCTACAGATGGTACTGTAGCACGTGGAGAAGACCCTAGAACAAGGTTTAACCTCTTCTCTAGGTCTTCATATGATTTGAACTGATCACGTGCTGTGAACGCTTCTAGCGAATGCTCCGCTTTCCACGTTGCTTCAAGTTCAGTATCATCTGAACTAAGAGCACTAACAGAATCAAACTCACTGCTATCATAATTCCAGAACCCTGCGACTTTCTTAATCTTCAACTTGAAGTTAGCACCTTCCCAAAGATCAAACACATTTACAGGTGTCTCATCTTGGAACTCAGGTTGCATTGCTGCAAGGATCTTGTCGTGAATCTTCTTGCCATACTTGTACAAGAATGTCTTACCTTCGTACTCAGGATGCTTAGGATCCTTAATGACTTGAATGTTACTGTAGTATGAGAGCTTACGCTTCTGTCTACGTGCAACGTCCTTGCCTTCTTCTGATCCATCGTTCCACAGCCTACGGTTTACCTCACCTACTGGATCCTTATCACCCAGTGTTGTAAGACTGTTTTCAATGTACCAACCGCCTGGTCCTTGGAATGCATGACTGTATACCTTTGCCCAAGGTACTGTCTCTCCTTCTGGTGCTGGTAAGAAACGAATGACGGCATAACCGTTGCCGCTTGCATCAACTTCTGGTTTCCAGAAGCGTTCGTCTACTTGCCTACCACTTACTGTTTTCTCTAATTCTTTCTGTAAGAACTGTAAATTGTTGCCTGATTTTTTCTTTAAGTCTGCGAATGACATATTGTTTTAGATTTTATTAGATTTGGGGTGGGAGATTGGATTAATGTATACCAACAAGTAAGGGGCATTGCTACATTAGTAGATTTTTACCTCACTGTATGAGACCCATCTGGTAGGATGATTCTGTGCAAGCACAGCGAGCACCACCTCTGTCTCATCACCTTAACTAGCCTTATGCCAGCAAGTTTATTCAGTCACTCCCGTACCGAGTAGCGAACCCGATATACTATTTATAGCACAACCTAGGGCTGCTTGTCAACCATTTCCTCAAAATTATCTATCTTCCGTAACAAATCGTCAAACATGTCCTGCACGTTCAAATTTGGGTCACCACCCAGCATTACAACTGCTTGCTTCATGTTAGCAGCAACTTGCTTCGCCTCTGGATCATCACTCAACATAAGACGAGCATGAAAAATTTTCTGCTTGTCAAGGAGTCTCCTTAAGGCCTCAAAATATTGTAACTTCCTTTCCTTATCAAGGAGAGCAAGATTAGTTGCTGATCTGAAACAAAACTCTTGAAGAGCAGCCATCTCTTGGATGTCACCTCGTACCAGTTCTGATTGAAAAAATTTACTACTCATACCAACATTAACTTTGCACGACTTGTTTTTTTCATGTAATTTAATCTCTGCGCTTCACATTTAAGCTTCTCTTTCAGTGGTTTTGATATCAATTTTGATACGGATTCCACTTCAATTTCATTTTTTTCACAGAGGTGAAGCACTGCATCTATGTAGTTCATATCCACATTAGTCACAGCAATCTTCTCTACCTCTTGGGAGAATTTTGCACTAGTCATAAATTTATCTTCAAGTAAGTTCCGTTTTTCCATATCTGTTTCGGTACTCGTCTATGTACTGTATGAGTTTCAGAAGGTACTCCTTCTTAGGTGGTTTAATTACGACCTGAGTTTCACCATTCTCACAAGCAACAATAGTCACGAGTTGTTTGACAGTTAAACTGTACAGTTCTTGAAAACAACATGCGTATGCTGTCTCTTGAACAAAGTAATCGTATAAGTATGCTTCTCTTTTAGGTGCAGCAGAAGTCTTGAAGTCTATGATTGATAATTCACCGTCAAATTCGGCAACCAAATCAACACGACCAGCAACTTCTAAATGTTTTGAATAAAGAAATGCTTCCTGTAAGTATATATTACCTATACGATCAAAGGTTTTTTTAGTCTGCTCAAACATTATAACAGGAAGTGGAGTAGCATTATACTTTCCAATCTCCAACTCATTATTAAGATAGTCCTCAGTAATACTATGGAATGTAGTACCACGTGAAGCAGACCTTGAGGAGATAGCTGCTGCTTTCTCCTTACCTACACGTGCTCTCCACTTAGCAAGACCTGCTTGCTTCTTGGCATTGTTACCAATGACTGTAGTAATTGAAGGATAAAACTCACCATTAGGTGTAGCATAAACTCTCTTACCATCAACCATCTTTGCTGTGCTATCAAGAGGAAAGCATCTAGGATTGTGTTTAAATTTCATAATCCTAATGCCATTTTACTAATAATATAAGACTTAACCAATCCAGACCGAACAATATCCTCAACTCCAAATTCTATCATAGAAAACTCTTCCATTTCCTCTAGAATCTTTTGGAAATCAAGAATACCATTACGTTCATTAGTCTTGACAAGATCTGATTGATTGATATCACCACAGAACATAATCTTAGAGTCTTGACCAACACGGGTCATGATAGAATCAAGCTCGTGGAAGTTAAGATTCTGACACTCATCAACAATAACAATAGCATTGTCAAGAGTTGTACCACGAAGGAATGATGTAGACCAGAAAGAAATAGTCTCTTGGTGCTTAAGGTTATCATATAGCATGTCAAAACTATTATTGTCTGGCATCTGGAACATGTTCCTTACCATATTCTTGTATGGTATCTGATATAGTTCTGCCTTATCTTCATGAGTACCAGGAAGAAATCCAATCTCACGTGTGGCAACGAGTGACCTAACGATATAAAGTTTCTCGTATGGTGTATTCTCACTCAGAATATCTCGTATTGCTAAGTACAATGCAATGAATGTTTTACCCGTACCTGCTGCACCATAACCAAAAAGATTTTTTCCATCATTCCATTCCGCAAAGAACAACTCCTGATTATTAGTGAGTGGTTCAATATCAAGAAGATAGGTCTCATTGATAGGTTTTCTACGCTTTATTTGTTTCTTTGACATACCTACTGGAACTGGTACATTTTTTCCTCTAGATCTTGGCATAATTAAAATTTATATCCATCATTTACTGCACCAGGAACTTTATAAACTTTGTTCCTCATAACGTCACCCCAACCTGGATGTGTCTTGTTCATTTTATCACGCCAGTCGCCAGACTCCCCTTGAGAAGCACAACCCTTAGACCAGTCTTTATCCCAGTCAGGATTGGCATCCTTCCAATCACAGTACTCTTTCATAGTCATAGAGAGTTCCATTTCCTCACCAGTAACTTTATTTTTAACAGGATATGTGGGCATTAATCAACCTCCTCAGTTTTTTTATTGAATCCAAGTGGGGATTTATCATCCTTCCTTTTTCTAATTACTAAAGCAGATAGTACTTCCATTACTTTAAGAACATCTTCTGCCTTACTACCTTCTCCAAGTTCTTTGGAAACATAAAAATATTTGTCAAAAAACTCATTGCCATACTCTTTATACTCATCAACTGTTACTGGTTTCATCACAAGCCTCCCATTCTAGTGCTTTTGATACAATTGGAAATTGTTCTGTAAAAATTCCTCTACATCCTTCTGCAATCTCCTTGTGTTCCTTTTGGGTTCCATGTGCAGAACGTAAATTTATATAGTGTATCCAACTCCGCAGACTGCCAGACATATAAAGTCTTGTAGGTGTAGCAAGAGGGAGAACAAACCTAGCACATTCCTTTGCTACTCCAACGTCAAGAAGATTCTGATATAAAAATTTAGCATCTTTAAAGTGTTTCTTGATCTTGATTTGATAATCCTTGGTAATGCCTGGAGGAATATCAGCAAAAGAATTCTGTCTATTCTTTGTATCTTGACGACGAAGTTCTGGTACAGGAATCTCAACATCCAAAAGATTTACATCAGCATACCGCTGACTAAATTCTTGGAACGTAAAACTCCTGTGTCGTAAAACTTGAGCTGCTATACCCCTAGAAGTATGAATCTCAAGCGTCATGAATGCCTGCTCAAAGACACTCCAATGCCCATGTGCAATGCAATAAGATATCAACCCAGCAATATTAGGATTCTTCTGGTTTGCTGGGTTGCTCACTCTTGCAACATATCCGATCATCTTCTCTGCTTCTGGTGTCACTGACACTAGATTCACTTGATTCATTATATAAACCTCGTTTTTTATTTCTTACTTTTCGTTTAATCTTTAATGCTTTTTTAGCATAACGTAATTGTCTCTGTATATAAAGAAGGTCAGCTTCAGAAAATAATTCTGGTTTTTTAAGTGCTTTCTTCGCTAGTCTTACTTGGTCCTTTAATCGTGTCATCTAAGTACTTCTTGAATGCTTCTTGTATTCCTTGAGTAGTTTGGTTACCTTGACTGACCCAGTGATCACAAAATTCATAGAGGTACTTGATGGTTTTAAGTTTAAAATACTCCCCCATCAATAACAAAAACGCATCTTGTCTAAGACACATTCTATCCTCACTATATCTCCAATCAGTCTGCATATCCGTCATCGTCATCTCTCCCTTGATAAAAACCTAGACGTGGATCATTCTCCCGACTCTTATACGCATCGGGGTTTGAATACACCTCCGATTCTAAAGCATTTACTAAAGATTTTAAATTTCTGACGATGAGCTTCAACTTCTCTTTATCCATATTTATGTTACAGACTTAGACTCCTGTCATTATAGCATAAAAAAAGGAGGGGTGCAACCCCTCCATAATCTTTACATGAATACGCTTTTGCATACTTGTTTACATTGTTTCTGGTCTAGCATATCACATTCAATTAAACACTCATAGTAATCGTTGATTTGATTTTCATTTGTGTCTAACTCATCTACTGTGTTTTCAAAGTGTCGCCATTCGGTAAATTGACTCCGTGATAATAGGTTGTGCATACATATCCTCCAAATATATAACCCCATGATGTAGGTGATTTTGATTCATCGGATTACCTCATAATTCTACTAATATTTATACCATTAGTGTTGATTTCGTAACAAATATAAATGCCTAGTGGTCAAAAAAAATCTGGGAAAATTTTCCCAGATTTATAGAAACCAAAGACGGTTTTTTGATATACTATGCAGAAACTAGTTTCTTAGAAACTTTGATACCACGATACATCAGATCGCGATTACGATTCTGCTGTTCTTCCTGAATCACATGCTTACGATACTCTGCAGTATCGTACTCTGTTCCACGGTAAGTAACTTTTGCCATGATTTTACTCCTAAAGTAGTTGGATTTTTAGACCCGTTCCTTTAGTCGTTTGCGTCCTTTGTTCCAACTCTAAAGCAAACAGGATCTGTTCCTTTAATGAACAGAGAAATAAATTCCAACTTCTCAGAAGAACTAAGAAGTTCTGACTTATAAACTCCTTTTGCTAACCAGTCATAGTCTTGACAAGACAGTTGTGGTTGTGCTGCG